CATTAAATATTTAAATACAGTATTAAATTGTTCCAAAAAAGGCGTGGGAGATTCTGGTGGCGTTGGTGTTTTTAAAAATCTAGAAGTATTTACACCTAAAGATAAACTATCAATTACTTCATATTCGGATTGAGATGCGGTTGTTGGATTTATAAATTTATAATTTATATCTATAGATAGAGTTCTTCCTTCAAATGCAGTTTTAATTGATATCAATTTAATTCTTGGTTCATATCTTTCCAACGCAATTGAAATATTATTTTCTACATAAAAAGAAAAATCACTTGGATTTTCAAACAATCCAGTTATTATGTTAGTTCCAAACTCTGGATCAAATGGTCTTTCATTAAATAATGTTAATAAGATATTTTTAATTGATTCTTTGATTGCAATTGCATCTTTTGTTACACTTACATCATTAGTAAATGAATTTTTAGAAAAAAACATTGGGATATCGACAAATATATTTTTTAATATTTTCATGATAAATTTAAAGATCCTTTGGAAAAAAGTTTCCATTATTCTATATTTATGTCATATTTTATTGAAATAATTCTTTCCATACCTTTATAGCTTGGTTATTGCTTCTGTTCAATAAAAATTTATTAAATTTACCCAAACCAACTTTACTTAATAACATAGTTCTTTTTATCACGGATATAGCTTCATCAGATGAATTTGAATCCATCGTAGATAAACCATTTATGAATTTTATTTCATTTGATCCAATTATCGGAACATCCATATGAATAAAATCAGCAGCTGTTATATTATATGTCTCACTAAATGAAACTTGCATACCAAGATCCATCTGTTTAACAATATAAAGAAAATCAGAATGAGAATACCAGGGGTGTTCCACTAATCTTGCAGAAGTTTGTAATTTAAATAAATTTCTTAGATTATTTAATACATTGGATACCCCATTTGATGAGGCATAGGATTCGTGTTCTGAAACATTTATATGAATAGCAACTGGTCTTTTAATAAGTTTTCCATATTCTATTGCCCATATTGCCTGTTGAAGATGATTTTTTAATGGCCTCAAAGCTCCAAAAATTCCAATGTGAAATTCATTTTCAATAGTTCTTAAATCTGGAATATCACTAGCTGGATATTCATCAGATGGATAATATAAGTTTGGAGTATATGAAATATTAAAATTTGGATAAATTACATTTAAATTTTTATAAAATTCATAATTGTTAGCACTTAGAAAAATTTTTATTCCATTATTTCTAAGATTAATATATTCATTCATCCAATTGAATGCATTTCCCTCTACTGCTATAAATTCACTTTTAGAATGAAGTCTTATATGCCAATTTACATCAGGATGTAACTTAGCTAGTATTAAAAATTTTTCTGGAACAACCCATAGTGCTTCAATAAAACAATCCGTTGGTTTATACAACGAAACTTCTTTATCGATTGAATTATTATCAACTACCTGAACTACTTTTGCTTCTATGCCAAGTTCATTTAATTTTCTAGTCACAAAATCACATGAATTATAAAGACCATATGCCTTTGTTTTTTGACCATAAGTGTATCGTTGTTTGATAATGAAAAGAATTTTTCTTTTCTCTTTTGGCATATAATTCCTTTTAAAAATATTTATAAAGAAATAAAAGAAACAACCCCAAAGAATTTTGGGGTTGTCGGACCTAAGATGCTATCTTAAGTGGGGTACTATTATTATATAGTAAGATCTACAATTTCACATTTATCACCAGTACAAGCATATGTTTGAGTGCCTTTAGTAGAATCTTCTAACTCAAATTTTTGCAGTAAATTCCAATTCACATCTTTTGGCATTTTTGCAACTAATGCATCATATTGTTCCTTGGTACAATCTTGATACGGTGCTTGTTTATAACTGTGATCTGAGTGTGGTAAAAATGAGATACCAGATATCTCATCAAAATGTTTATAGACCCAGGCTCCAACTTCCATCCATTCGTGCTCTTTTACAGTGATAGTAATTGATGGTTTGTGTTCACACCAATTTCTCTGATATGTGAGCCAAAGTTCAAGATGTTCAATCGCGGTCATATCGTTTCTGGTAACAGATCCTTCGGCTTTCATTGGAAATGAAAATACCATAGTATGGTCTGGTTTCATTACACACGGTTCGTGTGGAAATCCCATATCAATCATCATTTGACATAATGGATCTTTTCTATCCGCACGAACTGTACGAATATAATACTCATTGTGTCTTGGATGAATACCAGATGCTGCATCAGTCAACTGGGAAACTGTATTGTGTGATATCCATCCATTTGATAATTGATATGAATGCGTTCCTTCCACTTCTATATCAACCATGAATTCTGGTGCTAACTTTTTAATCGATTTTATTTTTATCATTTTTACATCTTTCGTTATGATATTTCTTTATTGCTCGTATGTTCATAACACGACCACAATTTTCACATTTTGCTTTCTTCTCGGCCCTTCCTGCCCTATATGTTGGATTTTCTACAAGGAATTGATCAACACTTTTATTATCCTGCTGTCTTTTTGTATATTTAATATTCATCTCACCATCAGTCAACCAAACAAACCCTTTATTTTTCACACCTCCCCGTTTACCAAATTCTGACTGCCATTCTGGTTGTGTGAAGGCTCCTTTTTTTCCACCTTTAGACGCAAGTTTTATTCTCTCTTCTTTAGTTTGAGCATGAATTCCTATTTTATTTTCAAATTGAGTTTTACCACCAACAGCACCACCCATTGCTGCCCACATCTTTCTCTTTTCCTCGTCTTTGGTGCATATTCCCAATCCCTTTGCTTTTACCGTTTGACCACCTATCTTCCCACCCTCAGAGGATGATATTTTGTGTGCTTCTGTAAAATTATATCCAATCATATGATATGAACATAAATCTCTAAAATCCTTATGCTCGTAGTATCTTTTTATATGAGCATCTTTATGCTGTTCTTTGGTCAACGCAACCAAATTGTCTGGATGGTTCGTTCCTCCTGCGTGGATGGGAACTATGTGGTGAACTTCAATATCGTCTGTCAAAACAACCCCGTGATGTTCTTCATATATTTTTCTACACTTCTGGCGTTTGGTCTTGTTCATTTACTGCCCCTTGGTTTGATACACTATTATATAGTGTTTTCATATTTTCAAGAGGGTCAAATGACAAGATTTCGTCCTCGGGTGTGAGTTCTCTCATGTGCTTCCATCCTGCTTTTGTCAGCAACTTATGTTCTGATGAAAACTTATAAACATTTCCATGTTCGTCTTCTATCTCAAATACAGGGGACATACCTTTCACATAGAGATTTGTGACCAACCTCTCATCGTTATTTTTGTCATATACAAAAATATCTACGGGAGGGACTACCCACGTTCCGTCTGCCAATGACTCTGGATCTGAACCACAAAGTTCAAATATCTCAGAAAACGACATATCTCCATGCGTTGTCTTTATTTTTGTTTCAAGTGTCCCACAACCACTCGGTTTTATACATGTGATTGAGGCAGATGGATTTATACCAATCTTATTTGCCCATTCTTTATTTGTATTAATTGCTTCTTGTTTGAGAGCAGTTAAAATTTCCGGTAATGTAGTTTCTAGATTTGGTAAAGAATTTTGCATCATTTTATTATCCATAATACCTGTCAGAGAAACACCAAGGAGTGCTTCTTCTTCACAATTCTTCTTCCATGTTGATGAAAGATATGGAAAATAAGTTAGAGATGCTTGCCATGTCCCAAGAATAGTTGCTAGTTTTATTTTTCTTTTAAGTGTTTCAAATGTATCTTCTGGTCTTACTACAACTTCAGTAAGATTGCAAAATTCTTTATCGCGTAGAATAATTTCTGAACATGGATTCGTTCCCCATTCATGATTTGGATTTCTTCTATCTCCTAATTTTGCGACAGTTTTCTTGCAAGCATCCCTATTGAAGATACCCCTTTCTCCGCTCTTTGATTTATACAAAGAGATCCATTCTTCCATAAAAGTTCCAATTTCTGGCTTCTCTTTGTAGGCAACCGAATTATTTGCCAAGGCTCTTTGCGAATTTTGTTCCCACCAAGATCCGGTTTTTGCTTCTCGCATTCTCTCGTCTGTGAGGTTCGATAAGCTAATAAGTGCAGAGCGTCTAACGCCTCCGACAACGACAATTTCAGCGATCTTGCATACAATATCGTGACATTCGATGGAAGTAAGTTTTCTTCCAGCCGCTCTTCTAAAAGTTTCAACGGTGAAGAGAAAGAGATCATCGAGGGGTCTTGGCCCAGAAGCTCTACCACCAAAGGTTTTGAGTCTAGCCCCAGCAGGACGTATCTTAGACAAGTCCCATTTTGGAACTTGACCTCCAATAAGTAAGGATACCAATTCTCTGTAGGCTTTAGCCCAACCAATTTTACTATCCTGTACCATAATAATGGTTTCAGAATCAGTAAATTCTTCAGCAATCGAAGGAAGTTTTTCAACATATTGTCTTTCCACTGAAAATCCAACACCTGTTCCGCACATCAATATGTAAAGAATTTCATCAAACGCACGAATATTATTAATC